CGAAAACTCCACAATTCACCATCCGTTACCAACCTGTTACCCTTGAGCCTGCACCGCCCACATAACGTCATAACCACATAGGCATATAAGGGCATAAGAAAGCCCCGGGCAAACACCCGGGGCCTGTTATCCTTATCCCTAGTCCAGCACGAGCGCGATATCCACGCTCCTGTAATGCGGGCTCCGGCACACCTTGGCGAACTGACGGGCTGCCTCGTCCGGATCGTCGAAGACGTGGGGAAATACGATCAACCTACCCGTGTCGCGCTCTACGGCGCGCACCTGCCACTGGTCGCTCGCGCGCTCGATTTCCATAGCGTCGATCATTATCGCACCTCCTGGTCGTCGAACTGCGGGCAGAATGTATAACAACGCTCGGGCGTGTAGTCCGGACACGAGACGTCGAAGCGATGATATCCGAGCAATCTTCCTTCTTGGACGGCGCGGGCCTGCTCCGTTGCCGTTGCCGGACGCAGGTCTGCGATATTCGCAGCGGATGCCGTGCAACCCTTGTTAAAGCAAACGAATACCTTTTCCCGATCGTAATTGTCGAAGCTGGCAACACGCCCCAACTGACATTTTCCGTTTCCCTGGTATATGACATAATCCCCTATGTCGAACGGGCGATAACCGCTATACTCCGCCGCTGCGATCCCAGCATTCACAGCCGCGAAAAACGTATCGTTATTGTCGCTGTACTCCCTCTGTATCGGGATGTCGTTCATATGGGCCCAGCATTCGCCCAGGCGCACGGATCGCGACACGTCGGCGATATGCTCGACTTCGCACTCTTTCATTTCGAGTTCGTAGATTTTTTCTCCGGTGTATTTGTCGACCGCGGTAACTTTCATTTCGGAACTCCAATCACTCGTTTCAACCGATGACGTAAGTATACCATAATCTGTAACATCTTTAGTCAAAAAACCTATTACAGGTATATATCATATATACTACATACGTCACCGATTGTAGGAGGTATGGAATGCTTTGGGAACCGCTCTTATGGCTGCTGCTGCTCGTGATCGTCGATTTTATCACCGGGCTTATCGGCCATACCATGAGGGAGGGCTTTTCGTCCTCCAAAGTAAGGGAAGGGCTGGCGCACAAATTTACCTATGTCATCGCCCTGGTGCTCTGCCTTATCTTGGAGAGAGTCATGGAATACTACGATCTGCCCATGGTCTACGCCGGCGCGCTCTACTCGCTCACCTATGTTTGGATCGTGATAACCGAGACGGGAAGTATCTTGGAGAACCTCGTGCTAATCAATCCCGATCTGGCCGACAACTCGTTTATGCGCATCTTCGACCGCCGCGAGGACGACCAGATAACGCAACCTTTGCCCATGATCGATCTTGATGACGAAGAGGAGGCCGGCAAATGCAACGGGTAATCGATGTGAGCTACCATAACGGAAAGGTCAATTGGGAGCTGGTGAAAGCGGCCGGCTACCACGCCATCTTGCGCGCCGGCTACGGCACCGACCGCCCCGACCAGGACGACACCGAGTTCGAGCGCAACGCGGACGCCTGCGAGCGGTTGGGCATCCCCTGGGGCGCGTACCTCTACAGCTATGCGGACAACACCACCCGCGCTATGAGCGAGGCGGCGCACATGATCCGGCTCCTGGAGCCCTACAAAGACGCGCGCTATCGCCTCTATCCCTGTTTTTTCGACGTCGAGCAGGCGGGCACGGAGGACGCGGCTGCCGGCAACGCCGTTATCTGGTGCCGGCAACTCGCGGCAGAGGGCTACGATACGGGCGTATACGCCAACGAGCATTGGTGGAGCACCGTCCTCAAATACGTGCGCACGGGGTGTCGGTGGGTCGCCAAGTGGTCGAGCCGCGCGCCGTCGGTCGCCTGGGATATCTGGCAGTGCACCGACCGGGCCGACGTGCCGGGGTGCACGGGCAACGGGGGGCGCACCGATCTCAGCCAGTCGAAACTCGATATCTCGGCGCCGCCTATTTACGACGGGCCGGAGGGGCCCGGAGATATGACGGCCGATGAGCTGGCCGACGCGGTCGAGCGGGGCGATTACGGCAACGGCGAGGATCGCCGGCGCGCCCTGGGCGGCAGGTACGACGTGGTGCAGCTCATCGTCAACCTGCGCAACGGCTCGACAGCGGGGATAGGCAAGGTGGCCGATGATGTGATCGCCGACCGGTACGGCAAGGGAGAGGCACGGAAGATCGCCCTCGGAAGTGCCTACGAACCTGTGCAAAAACTTGTGAACAAAAAACTAAAATAAAGTTGTTGCATATTCGGCGCGGATGGTCTAACATGATCTCCGCGCCGCTTTGATTGGAGGTGAGATTATTTTGGCGACGAATTACCACAAGTCCGTGAGCCGTACCGTGATCGTGACGCACTGTCACGGCCAGTGCGTGAGCGACGGCGAGTTCTATGATTTTTCGGCGGAAATGCCGGGCTGCTACACTCTCATGCGGGCCCAGGCGAAGCTCCGCCGCGATTTCGGAGATCCGTCCATCACGCTCAACAATGTGGAGTACGACGAGGCATACTACACCATGCCACTAGACCAGTTCCTGGAACTGGCGACCAGAAAGGAAAAGACGAAATGACCGACCAGCTAGCAGTTTACGACGAGACCGCCCGCGACATGGCCGCCCCCGTGGTGGACACCCAGTTCGTCAACACGTGCGACCTCTCGACCCGCGCCGGGAAGATCGCGAGCGCGAAGGCGGTGACCGGCGCGCTCTCCCTCAACGACGTGCCCGCGGGCACCGTCATCGACGTGCGGGACATCATCACCATGCCGGGAGTTCGCAAGGCGCGCGACCCTCGACTGCCCAACGTGCCCTGCGTCAACACCTATATCATCGACACGGAGGGACAGGCGTACATGAGCCAGTCCGAGGGCATCGCCCAGAGCGCCGCGCTGCTCACCGCGACCTTCCCTGATATGGGCAAGGGCGATCCCGAGGGCTGCGTGCCCGTCTACGTCCAGGTGACGCCCCTCGACGGCGGGAAGACCTACAAGACCCTCGTACCGGCCGAGTAAGCCCGGAAACGCCGAAAGCACCGGCCCCGACGGCTGTAGACGTCGGGGCTTTTTTTGATCGGAGGAGAGACCCATGGCAAAGTCGCCTAGGAGCGCCGCGAAGCAGGAAAGCGACAAGGTTTACAATCAGCGGCGCCGCGCAAAGCGCGCGCTGGAGAAGCTCATGCGCGACACGGGCGGGAGCCTCACGGCGGCCCAGCGCGGCTACAAGGCATCGCTCGAGCAGCAGATAGCGGCGACCTACATAGGGCATCGCCCGGACAAGGCGCGGCGCGAGTCGGCCATGCGGGCCGCCGATCTTCTGGGCCAGCGCGTCGCGGGCGCCAGGGCCTCGGCGGCCCAGCGCCGCGATATCATGTTCCGCTCCCAGTTCGGGGCATCGTCCCGCAAGGGGGCCGGCATCAACGGCATGACCGCCGCCCGCAACAAGATATTCATGCGGGCGACCCAGGCCGCATGGGCCGGCCGCGGCCCCGACCGCTTGCGATCCATTGCCGAGTACTACGGCAAGCCGATAGACGAGGTCTACCGACTCGTGATGGCCCGGCAGGGCGAGGCCCTGCGACGCGAGTACCGGATACGCACGGGCAAGTCGGGGGGCGCCACCGACGATCCCCGCAACAAATTGCAGTTGGAGCTGGCCGAGAACGTGGACAGGGACATGGGGAGCCCCGATTACATGGTCTATGTGGTGGCGATCACGCCGGATATGATCTGACATGATCCGGCGGAGCCATATCGCGGGCGCCTACGATACCGAGACCACCACGCTCGGCGAACGCACGGAGGCCCGCGCGTTTCCGTGCGTCTACATCTGCAACGATCTCACGGGGGTCGATCTGCGCGAGTACGCGCCCGGCGAGGGGGAGCGGATCGAGCTTTTCCGCCACCGGCCCGAGGTGCTGGAGTGGCTTGAGCGGCTCATCGACGACGGCTTCGGCCGATGCTCGACGCCCATCGTCTGCGTCTACAATATGATGTTCGACCTCGCCCCCTTGATGGAGGAGTTGGCCGCGAGCTACCAGTGCGAGGTCGTGGCCCAGTCCTCGACTCACGTCTACACCCTCGACCTCTGCTACGAGGGCACCGTGCTGTTGAGGTTGTGGGACACGTACTATCTCGAGATGGGCGGCCTGGCCGCGATGGGCCGCACGTGCGGCCTCGCGAAGGCCGTGGGAGATTGGAATTACTCGCTCGTGCGCACCCCCGAGACGCCGATAACGCCCCAGGAGCGACACTACGCCGCCCGCGACGTGCAGGTGATCCCGGCCTATCTCCGCTATCTCTTGGAGGTCAACACGTGGTTGGAGCCGGATATGCTCGGCACCCGCGTCATCACAAAAACCTCCCTCGTGCGCCAGATGGCCAGGCGCGAGCTGGGCAGGCTGCGCATCAAGACCGCCAAGGGCAACACCGTATCCCTGCGCCGCTGCTACGAGCTCAACGCCGAGGAGGAGCGCCCGCGGAACTTCCACTCGTGGGCCCTCCGGCGCGCGTGCTTTCGGGGCGGACTGACGTTCACGGCGGCGAACCGTGCCGCCCAGGTCTGCCGCGACGTCGCGAGCCTGGACGTCACCAGCATGCACCACCTCTACATCAACGGGCTCATGGTGCCGAGAAACTTCACGGTGCCCGCCCTGGACGCGCTGCAAAGGGCCTGCGAGGCCGTCGCGGCGGTCCCGCTCGCCGACGTGCTCGCCAGTTACTGGCAGCCACTCCCCTACGCGGTGAACGCCCGTATCCGATTCGACGGACTGCGGTTGCGCCGGGGGTCGGTGTTCGCCCGCGAGGGAATCGCGACGCTCGCCAGCGGCAAGCTCACTCGCAAGGCGCCGGGGGCCGACTGGGGAACCGAGGCGGGGCGCCTCGCCGACGAGTGCGCCAGATCGGCCGGCTGGATGGATCGGGGGCATAACGTCGAGATAGCTTTCGGAAAAGTAATGAGTGCCGATTGGATCGAGCTCCACGTCACGGAGCTTGAGCTTTGGACGATGGCGCAGGTCTACGAGTGGGATGCCCTGGAGGTCGTTTGCGGCGAGCTGGCGCAGCGGTGGGTGAGGCCCCCCGACTACGTCACGCTGCAGAGCCATATCCTATTCGCCCAAAAGCAGGCGCTCAAGCATATCGTGCACGGCTACCGCGAGGGCGAGCCCTACGCGGGGCCCATTGCCTCTACGATCCCGGCCCACATCGCCGACGAGCTGCGCGCCGGCACCTGCTCGGCGCAGTTCCTCGCGAGCTACTACAATTCGACGATCAAGGGCATGTTCAATGGCATCTACGGGGTGCAGGCGCAGAACACGCTCAAGCCCGAGTACCGCGTCATGGCGGACGGTACGCTCGCAGTCGATCAGGCGACCGTGCCCACGGCGGAGAACTGGGAGGCGGTGAGCGGGGAGGTCGGCAAGGTATGGTACACCTACGGCACGCGCATAGTGGGCGGCTCGCGGATGCACCTCGTGATCGCGCTCATGCTCCTTTTCGAGGCGTGCCCGCTCGCCGTGGCCGTGGGAGGGGACACGGACAGCATCAAGCTCGCCAACGCGCCGACGGATGACGAGATACTGGCCGCGCTCGCCCCGTTGCACGAGGCGGCACGGGCGGCCCTGGATCGCACCGGCGAGCGCGTGCGCCGGTGCTTCCCCGACCTCACGTGCAACTTGGATCGCGTCGGCGAGTTCGATATCGAGGGGTGCGCGGGGGGTGCCCGCTGGCCGCTCCACTGGGAGGCGTGGAACAAGGCCAGGCTGTCCCAGGCCGAGGACGGCAGCTACCATGTCACCTGCGCGGGCCTCCCCCGGCCCGAGGGGGCCTACCATATAGAGCGCTGGTGCGACGACATGGCCGCGCGCGGGCATGGCTTCGCCTGGATCGCCAACGCCGTGCTGGGATACAATGCGACCATGGACTACAGCGTTTGCCGGTACCTCCAGCGCGACCATCCGAGGCCCTGGGAGCGCGTGCGCGAGCGGGTGACGGACTACCTGGGCGGCACGTGCGAGGTGGACGCCCCGCGCTCGATAGCGCTTTTCCCGGGGGCGCGCGATATCGGGGACGACACCAAGCTGGGAAACGCCCAGAACCTGGCGTACCTCAACGCGCGGGGTGTGTTTCCCGAGGATCGGCCGCGCCTCATAGGGGCGACCCCGGACGGCAAGGGCGGCTGGGTGCCGTGGATAAGCTACGATGAGGATTACGAAAATGGGAATTAGCAGATACTATGACTGGGGGCGCACTTTCGCCTACGACGCCCCAATGACTATGGTCGTCGGCGTGCGCGACGTGGGAAAGACCTACGGTCTGCGAAAGCAGCTAATCGCCGACTATCTCAAGGACGGCGCGCGCTTCGTCCAGCTCGTCAGGTACAAGACCGAGCTGCCCATTATGTCGGGCGAGTATCTGGCGAAGGTGGGCCGCGAGTTCCCCGGGCACATGTTCAAAACCGACAACCGATTCGCCTGGTGCGCGGAGAGGGTTCCCGATGACGAGAAACCGGACTGGCGGTGCATGGGCTACTTCTGCGCGCTGACCCAGATGCAGCAGATGAAGAACACCACCTTTGTAAACCCCTACCGGATCGTGTTGGACGAGGCGATCATAGACCCCGCCCTGCAACGCTACACGTCGTACCTCCCCCGCGAGTACTACGTGCTCACCCAGGCCATCGACTCGATCACGCGCGAGCAGGTGGACGAGGATGGCAACGCCGTGCCCCGCAACCACCAGCCGCGCGTGTACCTGCTCGCCAACGGCCTCTCGATGGCCAACCCCTATTTTCACTTGCTGGGCATTCGCAAGCCGCCGCCGTTCGGCAAGCACTGGTATATGGATTCCGACGGCCGTAAGACGGTGCTGCTCGATTACGTGGAGCCCCGCCGACAGGACAAGCGGCGCAAGTCAACCACCGTCGCCGGGCGCCTCTCGGCCATGGATCCCACCAGCGCGGGAGCGCTCGACAACGAGTTTTTGGACGCCTCGGGCCTGTTCGTGGCCGAGAAGCCCCGCAGGGCCAAGCCCGCTTTCGCCATCGCCCACCAGGGCAGGCGGTACGGCGTCTGGGAGGATCGCGGCGAGGGCATGGTGTACGTCACCGACGGGGCGCCCGCCAACATCGACCCGGTGTACGCGCTCACCAACAAGGAGGGCGAGTTCAACGCGTTTCTGGCCGCGCGCAACGAGCCCGTCATGAGGTACCTTGTGGAAATGTACCGGTACGGCCTGGTGCGCGTGGACTGCGACGGCACCCGCGCGGCCCTGGGCGAGTGCCTGGGAATGTTCGGCCTCAGATAAAGAGATAGTTCGGGCGCCTGTGGTATAATGACCGTCGGCCAGGGCGGCGGGAGCGCGGGCGAGTAGCAGCGTCCGGACGCGCACCGGGGACGGTGCCGGAGCTGCGAGGTTCGCGCCCTTTTCAGCCGGCGCGCCGCATGCCGTGGCCCTCCAATCAACGCGAGGCCCCGCCTGGATGGCGGGGCCTCGTGCGTGTTGGGGTTATATGTTCTACTGGGGTGATTTTACCCAAAGCGGATAGCTGATCGATCCGCCCGCGTATGTTGCCGCGCTGACATTTTGCGCCGCGCAGAAGATAATGGACGATCCAGACCAGATAAACTGCCCGACTGGCACGCTGGATAAATTAACGACGACAAGGCGCTTGGCCGACGGGGCCGCGCACGTCAAAAATACCTGGGTGGCCACCGTCACCTGCTGCCCTGCCGTCAATTCGGGAAGGTTGACCGCATCGAGACAGGCGGTTACCATGCCGTCCTCGATGACGAAATTAAGCGTAGTGGAGATACCGCCCCCGGATAGAGTTTGCGAGTACAGGCGCGAGGTTTTCACATCGCCGCCCATGACCTTAGAGGCCACGTATTGCGCCATGATCTTATACAGATCCACGGTGGGATGCACGCCGTCCACGTTTTTAAATCCGAGCTGCCACATATAAGCGTCTTTGATTACCTTAACAGCGACACCGGACGCCGCAATGCCGGCGATGATTGCGCTGTAAAGATCGTGCATATGCGTATCGACGCCGTAATTTCGGAACATCATGGGGATTGCGATGATCTGGGCGTTGGGAAATTGGGCCCGAGCCTCCTTGATCGTCTGCAAGGCAGCACTGTACAGCTGGTCGTAAGTCAAGGGGGTGGGGTCGTTCCAATCGTTGAAACCTCCGCCAATTACAATATAATCCACATCCGCAACGGGGATGCTGATCTGCTGCGCCGCTTTTTGTATTTGATGGTAAAAGTTCATAGACGCGCCGGCCTCGTCAACCCATCCGCTGCCGGCATATGCGTAATTGTACATTGTCCAACCCATTAACTGCGACGTGAAATAAGCGAGTTTCTGCGGGTAGGACGTTGTGGGGGCCATAAACGAATCGCCGATAAATACGGCGTTGCGACCATTTTCGTCCTGTACCGGGGTTTGCTTTGACAAAGAGTCGATGCGAAGAGCCAACTCGTTGTCTCCATTGATGCGCGCCTGAGTCTCCGCCGCAATGTCCGCCATGGCCTCGGCAACCTCGCTCTCGCGCGCCTGCGTCTCCGCGTCGATGGCGTTCGCGTTGGCCGTGATTCTCCCGTCGTACGCCAGCACCTCTTGACGGTAAGCCTCGATCTGCGCGTTGTAATTGCCGGTCTCTGCCCAATACGCGGTGTTGCCGATATCGATCCCCACGGGCACCGATTGCCGGCTCGTGTAGCTGTTTCCCTCGTGCAGCACCACGGTAAGGGACTCGTATCCCTGCGTGCTGCTCCACTCCAGGGGGTCGGCGAACACGGGCACGTAGCGCGCCCCCACGTACTGTCGCACCCCCGGTGCCGGCGCGTCCGGCGAGGCACCCGCGCGCGACGCGATAAAGGCCGCGAACTGCGCCAGCTCGTCGGCGCCCATGCCGCGCACGTACTCCTCCAGTTGATTCTTGGCGTCTGCCATATCTTCCTCCTTTGTCTGCACTTCAATACGATTGGTTTTCACGACGTCAGTACGCCGTCAGCCTCCAGGCGACGGCGATGGCGCATATCGCCGCCATGAATATGAGAGCTATGAGGGGATCACCTCCGCGCATCTTCCGGCCCCTGACTTCCCGCCGGGCGGCGCTCGGCCGGGTCGGCCACCCACCGGAGGATGAGGCGCCCATAGGTGTCCTTGCTGTAATCGTGGCCGGTGTCGAATACTATCTCGTCCCACGACTGGGGTATGTACGCGATGAAATACCCGTCTGCGGAAAGACCGAAATAGACTTGGCGCGCCAACGTGTCGAAGACGTACTCGGTGTTCTCGCCCACCCACTGCTCTACCTGGGCCTTGTAGTAGTCGTCGAAGCCAGAGGCCTTGAATTGCTCGAATTCCCTTCGCAGCTCGGCGATCTGCTCGCTCCAGCCCCCCACCTCCTCGGCCGTGGCCTCCGTGAAGTTGATGGTCTTCCACAGATAATCGCAGATTTTCTTGATGCGCTCCTCGGCGCTGTACACGTCCCAGTAAAAGGGCGCGACCGGCGGGAAATCAGTGTAGGCCCACCACAGGGGCGGGAAGCTCTGGGGGCCGCACGGCCCGCACCCGCGAGAGGGGATCAACGACATATCGTCCTCCTAACTAGTAGCTGTTTACATTGGCCGTGAAGAGGCAGGAGAAAAGCGGCTCCACCTCGTCCAACAGCATCTGGTCGACCGTCCGGAACCGCTCCATGGCCGCGAACTTCTCCATGATATCGCCCTCGGTCACGCGCTCGTATTGCCGGTCGTTGCCGGTGCTCGCGTAATCCGAATTGCCCGACAGCATCGTCTGCGGGAACTCGCTGAAGATATCGCGGCTCTTGCCGTACTCGTTGGAGACCTGCAGAGGATCAAGCCCGTCGGCGGCCATCTTGTACAGCGGCTTGTACTTGGGCATGGCCTCGTTGAGCTTTTGCAAGAGCTGCTGCTTCCACCGACCGGGCGGGACGATTGCAATCTCGCGCCACCAGTAGCGCCCCTCGAAGAGCTTTTGCCAGCGGTCGCGCTGCTCCTCGTCGTACCAGTCCCAGGCCCACGACTCGTCCCACGTGAGAAAACCGTACTCCACCAGCTGTCCCAGCTGGATCGTGGATATCGCGTGCCAGTCGCGCCACTCGTCCATCTCAATCCCCATTGCCGCACAACTCCTCAAGATCGTGGGCCCATGCGTAGTTGTCGCTGCGCCAGTCGCGGGCCCAGTCCACCGTGACGGGGGCGTCCCAGATTCGGGACAGCTTCTCGCAGGCCCGGCGGCGCGCCGATAGCGAGTTGAGGCGCATGGCCTCGCTCGGGCCGGTCTCGGCCAGTATCTCGTCATCGACGCGGCGCTCGGTCTTCTCTAAGAGCTGGTCGAAGCCCAAGAGCTGGAAGACCTGAGCCCAGATATTGCGCTGCACCGTCTGGACGCCCTCCGCGATAAACGGGGCGTCCGTCTTGATGCACGTGATATTGTTGACGATTTCCTTAAGGACGTTAGTGCCCAGGATGGCCGGCTCGCCGTTGGCGTATTGCCGGTAAATGCTCTCGGCGTCCGATTGCAGTTCCTGGGGCACGGTGAGGATCAGGGGGTGATGCTGCTGCTGCATGTTGACGTCCACGGTGCGATCGCACAGCGCCAGGCGCCGGGCGAAGTACCGGAGCTTGTAGAGCGTGGACACGCGCAGATCGTTGTCCCAGATAAATACGCCGTTGCGCCAGTCGCACGGGAACTGGTACTCGCCAGTCTGGCCCCGCGCGATCCAGGCGCGGGGATTGTCGTACATATTGGGCGCGCCCTGCTGCACGGCCATGAGGGAGTACAGCGAGCCGTTGCTGACGGCGAGCGTGGCGCAGCCCTCGGCGAGCAGACACCATTCCAGGTAGCGCGCGTCGCACGTGTCCGGCAATCCGCGCCACTCGAAGCGGCTCATGGCGATGGCCATCAGCTGATCCTCGTAGATCATGGAGGCGTCCCGATCCAGCACGGACGCCTCCCAGAACACGGGCAGCCCGTGGGTGGGATCGAGTCCCGCGTTCTTAGCCTTGGCCATGGTTGCTCCAAACGTCCACATTGCCGATTTCCTCCGGCACGCTCCAAACCGTCGTGCCGGCGACGAGTATATCACGGATCGCGCCGGCATCGCCCTGCGACACGCCCGACCCCGCCGGCGTCACCCACACGTCGGTACACTGCCAGTAGCAAAAGTGCCGCATAGGCTGCCAGTCGGATACGTCCCACGGTTGGCCGAGCGCGTAGCCGTACCGGGCGAACTGCCCGGCAGCCGCGCGTATGGCCCCATCGGGCTGCGTGCGCGCCTCCACGCACCACATCATGGGGCGCGTCATGGCGGTGTCGCCCCCCGAATAGGCGCCGCACTGCACGGGCGCCTGCAATCCCTGGCCCTTGTAACCGTTGGAGACGGCCGAGGCCGCGACGTCGCGGGAGCGGGCGGCGTTGGCGTCCGCAGTGGATTTCGAGCGCGCTATATTGTCCCGCTGCGTCGCGGCGCTGTTATTCGCCTGTGTCCGCTGCCCCGTATTGTTGACGTCGAGCACTGCCGTCGCGGTATGCTGCTGTTTCGACAAGTTTATTTTGTTGAGGTGATTCGTCTCGACATTTCTATCCGTATTGCTGGTGATTGTGGCCTCCACGATCTCCTGGCTAGTGGCGATGGTAACTCCGAGATTGACCGATTGCGCGTTGAGCATCGAGGTCCCGGAGATGGCATAAGCGGGAATGTCCGCGATCCCCTGGATAACTCCCCCCACGTCCATATTGACGGCGCTGCCCAGCGCGGAAAGGCCCATTTTAGCCACGTTGATCTGCCCGGCCGTTGCCTGAGCGCCCACCAAATTCATGTTGGTCGTGGAAGCAGCTGCATTTGTGGCGTTGGTAATAGTTTTGCTGGTAAGATTCGCATTATTGGTCAATATGTTGTTAGTGATGATGGTATTGTCGAGTACTACGGTCTCCATATCCTGATTGAGCTCCAACGCGCTCTCGCTTGTGGAAATGGCCGTGCTCAGATTTGCGAGCTGGGCCGTTACATTGGCATATGCGTTGGTTGCCGTGGTATCGTTGGCCGCCAAGGCGCTTCGGTAGGCCGCCTGATAGGCCGCCTGCGCCTGCAAGCGCCCGTAATAGTCCGCGTACTGCGCCCGCGTGTGCGGATCCAGGTAGACGGCGAATGTCGGCACGCCCCAGGTCGTGAGCGTCATAAAGGCGTCGGCGTCCAAATCGCACGTGAGCGGCGAGGCGTTGGCGAAGCTGAGGGACGAGAGGACGCCCGCGCCTATCCCCGATATATAAGTGTCGATAGCGAGCGCGGGAAACGTAAGGGCGATGCAGGCCATGACCGATAGCGTCCCTTGCGTGTCCTCCACGTGCACGGGCACCTCGCGCCCCGCATGGTCGCGGAATACCAGCTCGGCGTAGGGATAGGTGTAGAGCTTGGCGAAATCGGCGTAGAGAGGTTCGTACTTGAAAAGTCCCTTTTCCAGCTCGGCAAGCTCAAGCTCCGTCCAGCCGCGCGACCAGAGGACGTAGACCTCGTGGCCGAATACTGTGATCGTGGCGCTGTAGCTTGTGAGAGATTTTGGGACGAATGCCACGCACCCGATAGTTTGAAACGCCTGGGGAGCCTGGATTTTCATATCGGCGAGGAAACCCATGAGTTGCGAGGTCTCCATGGCGAACGAGGGGAGGGAGGGAACCCCGTTGTGGTAGGTGATCGGCTGCACCGGCACGTTGATATCGTCGCCCGCGTAGCTGCCCCAGTCCTCCGACGGCGCGCCCGCCATGAACACGATGGCGTAAACCTCTCGGTTGACTACCCTCGACACGCGGGAGCGCTGGACGGTGATAGACCCGTAGGACTCGTCGGGCGCCGTGAGGTACTTGCAATTGCGCACCGGGTCGGCGAGGTACTGGGCGGCCGTTACCGCCGCCATGGGCGCGTGGCCGCGCGCGAGGATCATCCCCGAGACCTCCACGCTGCAAAAGTACGTGCTCCACACGTCCAGGGTCACGTGCAGCTCGGTGGTGTTCGGCGCCAGCTCCTCGCAACCGGCCACGAAATAGCAGTAGCGGGCGCGCGAGGGAGCACCGCCCGGCACGGGGAAGTCCGGGTAATCCACCACGCAGTAATTGCACTGCGTGGCGACGTTGTAGGGCACCGGCACGCGCACGAACCCCTCCGGAGAGGTCATGAAACGCGTGGGCTCGCTCACGGGGTGGCCCTTCTGCGCGTCCAGCCACGCATCGCGGGCCTCTGCCGACTCCCAGGCGATGGTGTTCACGTACCCAAAATCCCAGGGCACGGAAAGCATCTTTATATGGGCATTGTCGCGCCACTGCCCGTAGTCGTAGGTGCTCGCCGCCCGGTAGGGATTGACGTTGGCGAGCCCCGGAAAAGGAGTGTCCGGCAGGTGGGGGAATGACTTATCCACCGTTTTTTTCCTCCTCTCGTGGATAAAGAGAGGGCGGGCCCGTCGCCCGCCCTCGAAAAACGTCGGCAGTGCCGGGGCGCTTACTCGCCCTTGCCCTCGTCGCCGGTGGCGGCCGTCACCGTCAGCGTGTGCGCGGCGGTGTACTTGGTAGTCGCGGCCGAGGGATTGACGTACACGGATTTCGCCGTGACTGTCACCGAGGCCCCCACGGGCACGTCGTCGCCGATATGCAGCACGCCCCAGGCGTCGACGTAGTTGTCCCAATCGGACAGCTCCACGGCCTCGGTCTCAGCCGCATCTTCCGACCCCGTTGCGACCGTGGCCGTGACGGTGTAGAGCGCCGCGTCCGGCTCCACGGCGATCTCGGGCACGTCCGGCGCGATGGTGCCGGTGAGGTTGACGGCCAGCTGCGCCGTGCCTCCCTGCTCGATGGCATCCGGGCCGGTGATCGTCATGCCGGTGACGGTCTGCTTGACGACCTGCGCGGTCGTCCCGGCCTCGGTGGTGAACAGCACGGCCGGCACAAAGGGGCTGGCGCTGATGACCTCCCAATGATGCAGCCAGTACGTGGTGCTCAGGGTCTCGGGATTGTAAAAGCTGGTGGTCTCGTAGAGGTAATCCTGCACCACGAAGAAATCCTCGGTGGTGAGCAGCGCCACGGCCCCGGGGATCGGCAGCTCGTCCACGAGGATCTGGCGCACGTTGACCTCCGCCTGCTCGACGTGGAAAATCGAGGCCAGCACCTCGACGGAGAGCACCGCCGCCGTGTCGACTGTGGTGATGAGCACCAGCTCGTCCGGCTTGGCGAATACCGGGATATCCACCTTCGACGCGTTGTAGAGGGACGTGGGGAAGGCGAAGCGACCCACCATCTGGCGCACGGCCGTGAGAAACGCCTTGCCGGTCTCCTCGTCCGTCGGCGCGGCCGTGAGCCCGAACTTGAAAAATCCGTACTCGTCTTCGTAGGTCGCCAGAACCTGGAGCATTGACCGGTATTCATCGTAATTGTCGCTGTTGACCGGAGCGGTCATAAAACCGGCCGCGATTCGATTCAGCCCGTTCTGCTCGACTACCGACATGCGCAGCTCGGCTTCGTTGATGGTAATCGGGTATTTCATCTCACGATTGACCTGATGGTACGCCACCGCCCCGTCGGGCTCGTACTTCTTGAGCAGCGTCTGCGCGTCGTCGGTGTAGGTGTGCCCCATCACCCAGGCAAAAGCGATCTCCTGGGTCGTCGCGCCGAAGTTGAGGCGCGGCCCCTTGAATACGGCGAGCGGAGATTCCCAGGATTTGGCGCGCGCGATGGTGTAGCCGATTCGCTGCACCAGGAAATCGGTGAACTGGTTGCGCAGGTTGGACGCGTTGGGCGCCCACAGCGCGCGCTGGGTCTGCTCCAACGTGGAGATCACCGGGTTGGGGATGCGCTGCTGATAGTCGTTGGTTCCCTCCAGCCAAGCGCGCGCGAGGATAGTGCTGTTGTTGACGGCCATGCTGTTACCTCCTTAAATATCCAAAGCCTCTGCCAGGTCGTCCCAGGACGCCTCCAGGAAATCGGCGTCCACATCCGGATTTACCGTTTCCGTCGGCACCTGCTCGCGCTCGCTGGCCGTCTGCGAGTCCATGGGCGCGGCCCCGTTGTCGACGGCAATGGAGGCGACGGTGCCCATGCGCTCCTCCAAGCGGGCGAAGCCCTCTTTGATTCCGGACTCGATGCGCTCCAGTCGGCGCACGAGGTCACGAAACTCGTTGATACGGTGATCCGCCTCGCCCTCCTCGATTCCGGTATCTCGGTCGATATCCTCTTGCAGTTCCTCGTCCATGATATGACGCTCCTTTCGTATGCGGTCGAGATGATGGGATTATAAGGCTTGGACATTATATGTTTCAAACACATAAGGACATAAGGGCATAAGCTCATAAGGCCAGACGGCGAGGAGTTCGCCCCGTTCTTCGGGCTGGCTTGGTAGATCGAAATCGAGCGCGCTCGTGCTGGACTAGGGATAAGGATAACAGGC